GACCATGAACTATCAACCCTCGATCACCAAAGGAAACAACACCATGCCAGCAGAATCGGCCGGCGGCATTGCCGCATTAGTGAAGCTGTACGGCCTCAAGGCCGCGTTAGGCATGATGGGGACCGCCCTGCTGTATATGGTACTGCCGCCGCGCAACGCCGACGGTTCGTTCAATGAGCTCGAATTCTCCGGCCGCCTGGCCTGCGCCGGCGTTTTCTCCTGCGTCTTCGGCGATCCGGTCTTCGCGCTCCTGGTGCAACACTGGCCGGCCATCGCAACCGCCATCGGGCCGAAGCCGGTCGATTTGATGGTAGGCGCGCCGGCCTGGTGGATCACCCGCGCCGTCGCGCTTTGGTTTCAGCGTCGGTCTGAAAAGGATATCGGCGAGCTCATCAAAGATGCGAAAGAATCGCCATGAAGATTGACGACATCATCGACGAAGTCATCAAGGCCGAGCGCGGTTATGTCAACGATCCGACCGACAAAGGCGGCGAGACGAACTACGGCATCACGGTTGCCGTTGCTCGCGCCAACAACTACACCGGAAGCATGCGTGACATGCCGCTCGCGGTTGCCCGCAGTATTTACCTGCAACGGTACGTGAACGAGCCGAAGTTTGATCGCGTCGTCGCTATCGACGGCCGCATCGGAGCCGAGCTCGTCGATACCGGCGTCAACATGGGGCCGCACCGCTCAGCGGAGTTCCTGCAACGCTGGCTGAATGCTTTCAACGACACCGGCAGTCGGTATCAAGACCTGTTCGTCGATGGCCGCCTCGGGGAGATTTCCTTTGCAGCGCTGTCGGCCTACATCAAGTGGCGCGGAAAAGAAGGCATCGACGTTCTGTTGCGCGCCCTCAACAGCATTCAAGGCGCGCGCTACCTGGAAATCGTCGAAGGCGACAGAAGCCAGCGTCGATTCGCCTACGGCTGGGTTCGCAATCGGGTGGTGCTATGACCTTGCCGACCTGGTTGCGCGATACCGCTGTCGATACGATCCTGGTCGCACTACTGGCAGGCGCAGTGCTGGCGGGTTGGACCGTCCAAGGATGGCGCAAGGATGCCGTCATCGCCGATTTGCGCCTGGCTGCAGCCCAGGCTGACGAGGCGGCCGCCCTCACACTGGTGCGTGCGACCGACGAGGCCAGGCAGCGCGAGCAAGACGCCGCAAAAGCGCAGCAGGACCGTGCAAACAAACTCATGAAGGAAAGAGACGATGCGAAAGCTGACCGCGATCATTTCATTGCTGGCGCACGCAGTGGCGCTATCCGGCTGTCAATCCCCGTCGTTTCGCGTGACGCAGACGCCAGTAGCGCAGGTGCCGGAACTGTCGCCGAAGATCGGAACGAAACGCGTGCCGAACTTGACCCCGAGGCTGCGCAGTTTCTTGACGCCATCGCCGGCGAAGGCGACGACGCCATCCGGCAATTGAACGCCTGCATCGACACTTATAACGACGTGCGAAAGAAATTCAATGTACAAGCCGGACAGCCTCAAAAAGCATCTGATTAGCGCCATTGCCGACCTGCGCCAGAATCCCGACAAGCTGCATATCTTCATCGACGAAGGCGGAGCATTGGGGACCGGCACAGCGTCGCTATCCTTCCGGTATGAGTACGCGCTCAACCTCATCATCACGGATTTCGTCGCGTCGTTCGACGCCTTGTTCGTGCCGCTGATTGCCTGGCTCAAGGTCAACCAGGCGGAAATATTTGCGAACGAAGACTTACGAAAAAATGCGATTCGCTTCGAAGTGGACATGAACAACCATGAGTCTCGCGACATCTCCATCACCCTGCTACTGACCGAGGCCGTCGCCGTCAAGCCGCTCGACGCCGGCCGCCTCGATGTCACGCATGTGCGCGAGCCGCAATTGACGCCACCATTCGATGATCCGTTTTGGACGCTCTACGAGGGCGACAATCTCCTGGCCGAGTGGTATACGCCGAAGGCTGCATGAGCGACGATCTAATAGCGTTGGAAGCCTGGGCCGCCGGCCTGCTGACCAAGATCAGCCCAGGGCAACGCCGCGTCATCGGTCGTCAGGTTGCTATCGAATTGCGTCGCAGCCAAGCGCAGCGGATCGCGCAACAGCGTGCGCCTGACGGTACGGCCTACGTGCCGCGTAAGAATCGCAAAGAATTTCGCGGTAAGGCCGGGCGCATCAAGCGCCAGAAAGCCGCCATGTTCAACAAACTGCGGACCACCGCCTATCTGCAAACACGCGTCGATGCAAATCAGATTGCGGTCGGCTTCTTCGGCCGGGTCGCACGCCTCGCGCATGTTCATCAGGAAGGGTTGCCGGATCACGTAGCACCGACCGGCCCCACATACAACTACCCGGCGCGGCCGCTGCTGGGATTCTCTGCCCATGATCGCGACATCGTTCGCAACGCTCTATTGCGCCATCTCGTCAAAGGCTAAGTGCGAAGTCAGTAAGACGGATATCAACCCGCCGCAACGTGCCTTCGTGCGCGCGATCCGGCAACATGGGTTGCATGAGTTACGACCTATCCGACATCGCTCGCACGCTTGCAAATCTGATCCGCACCGGCATCATTGCCGAGGTGGATGGTGACAAAGCGCGTGTGCAGTTGGCACCTAATCTTTCGACGACCTGGCTGCGCTGGGTTACTGATCGCGCAGGCGATGCGCGCACCTGGTGGTCGCCTTCTATCGGCGAACAAGTCATTGTTCTGTCGCCCGATGGAGACCTGACAAAAGGAAAAATTCTCGGCAGCATCTACACGCTCGACGCACCCGCGCCAGAGACGAACCCTCTCGTACATGCGACCCACTATCCAGACGGCGCGGTCGTGCGCTACGACGCCGAGGCGCATGCGCTGGCCGCGATCCTGCCCGACGGCAGCACCGCGACCATCAAAGCCGACCTCGTGACAGCAGACGCTAAACAAACGGTCTGCACCGGCGATGTGGAAATCAAAGGCGACCTGGTCGTGCAAGGATTGAGCGCACTCAACAACGGCGCGACCGTCAAAGGTGGCTCCGCTGGTGCTGCGGTCGTGATCAATGGTGACGTAACGACCACGGGCGACATGAAAGCCGGCGATATCAGCCTGCGGAACCACAAAACAAAGGGTGTCAAGCGTGGCGACGAGACCAGCGACGGGCCGACATCATGAGCGGCATGAGCTCCCTTACCGGTCGCGCGCTCGCGGGCCTGGATCATATCCGTCAATCCATCCGGGACATTCTGACGACGCCTATCGGCTCGCGCATTCGCCGCCGTCGCTACGGCTCCGACATTCCCGAGCTCATCGACCAGCCGCTGAACGCTCCGACCGTGCTGCGCATCTACGCCGCAACGGCCTACGCGATTGCGACCTGGGAACCGCGGATTTCGCTGACCAGCGTCAAACTGTCCCGCGATGCAGCGGGGGCAATCTATGTGCTGTTGGAGGGCGTCGCGAACGGTCAGAGCGTTGATCTGTCCATTCCTGTTCGCAATGGGGTGCCGCAATGAGCGCGCCTATCGACTTGACATTGTTGCCGATGCCGCAGGTTGTCGAGGTCTTGGATTTCGAGGAAATTCTTGCGACCCGCAAAGCGGCCGTCATTGAGTTGATGCCCGAGGAAGACCGTGAAGCGACGGCCGCGATGCTTGAGCTCGAATCGGAACCGGCCGTCAAGCTGTTGGAGGAAAACAGCTATCAAACAATCATTCACCGTAACCGCGTGAACGACGCCGCGCTCGCCGTAATGTTGCCCTACTCGAAGGGTACGGACTTGGACAATCTCGGCGCGAACTACAACGTTAAACGGCTGACGATCGTCGCGGCGAATCCCGACGCGACGCCGCCGACCGAAGCCGTCATGGAAGACGACGAGGCATATCGTTTACGCATCCAAGAGTCGGCCGACGGCCTTTCGACCGCAGGGCCGCGCAGTGCCTACGAGTTCCACGCACGCAGCGCGGACGGCCGCGTCAAGGACGTGCGCGCGATCAGTCCGGCACCCTGCGAAGTTGTCATCGCAGTGTTGTCCACAGCGGCCGACGGAATTGCGCCGCCGGACCTGTTACGCGTGGTCGAGGAAGCCGTCAACGACGAAGAAAAACGCCCACTTGGCGACTTGGTGACCGCGCAATCGGCGACTGTCGATGACTATGAAGTCGAGGCCACCCTATATGTCGCCAAGGGGCCGGAAGCTCCTATCGCCCTCGCTGCGGCGAAGGCGAACGCTACAGCGATATCGACCCCGCGTCGCCCGCTGGGATTCAGCATCTACCGTGCGGCCTACATCGGTGCGCTCAAGGTCGAGGGTGTCGTCAACGTCGTGCTGACCAGCCCGGCCGCTGACATCCTGCGCACCAAGACGCAGGCGGCGCGCTGCACGGCGATTCGCATCAATACCGCCATCATTGAAGAGGGCGACGATGAGTAACTTCGTCGCAACATTGCCGCCGAATACAACGCCATTGGAGCGTGCGCTTGCGAAGGCATGCGCCGCCCTGGTCGATGTTCCTGTTCCGCTGCGCGACCTTTGGAGTGCGGACCGCTGCCCGGTCGACCTGCTGCCGATCTTGGCGTGGTCGTTTTCTGTAGACCGCTGGGACGACTCCTGGAGCGAAGCGACAAAGCGCGCAACGGTCAAGGCGTCGCGGTACATCCATCAACACAAGGGAACCATCGCCGCCGTGCGGCGCGTCGTGGAAACGCTGGGGTACGTGGTCAAGATCACCGAATGGTGGCAAACGCAGCCACGCGGCCAGCGCGGCACGTTTGCGCTTGAGGTTGGCGTCCTGGACACGGGTATCACCGATGAGATGTTCCTCGAAATGGAACGACTCATATCGGATGCCAAGCCGTTGAGTAGGCACCTTACAGGGCTGGCCCTGAGCATGGAGGTGCGCGCGACTGACCGCATAGCCGTCGCGGCGTACCTCGGAGACGAACTAACCGTCTACCCCTACTCCCCTGGCCCGATTTCGATCAACGTCGCGATGCCCAACGGTCTGCGGGTGCATCTGGCCGACACGCTGACGGTTCAACCGCTCAACACTGCAATTTGAGGAAGACATGGCACAAACCTATTACGGAATCCTGACGGCCGTCGGCGAAGCGAAAGACGCGAACGCCAAGGCGCTCGGCATCCCTCTCGTATACGCTGAAATGGCGGTAGGCGACGGGAACGGCATCGTTCCGGTTCCCGACCGCAATCGCACGTCTCTCGTCCGCCAGCAGCGCCGCGCGCCGCTGAACACTCTGTCGCGCGATCCGCTGAATCCGAACCAGGTAATTGCGGAACAAGTCATCCCTGAAAGCGTCGGCGGTTGGTATATCCGCGAACTTGGTTTGTACGATGCGGACGGCGACTTAGTTGCTATTGCCAATTGCCCCGAGACGTACAAGCCATTGCTCGCCGAAGGCTCGGGCCGTGTGCAAAACGTGCGCATGGTCATCATTGTGTCGAGCGCCGACAACGTGCAATTGAAGGTTGACCCTTCTATCATCCTGGCGACTCGCGACTATGCAGATAAAAAGGTCGCCGAGGTAGTTGCGGCGCACGAAGCGAAAGCCAATCCGCACCCGCAGTATTTCCGCAGCCGGGACGACATCTTGCCGGGTGGACTGACGCAACAGGTTCTGCGCAAGAAATCCAATGCTGCCAATGATTGGGAATGGGTCGATCTGACTGCCGGCATTACCGTCAACGTCAACACCAAGTCCGACAGCCAGCTCCTGGCGGCCGGTCAGACCGTAGTTGACCTCACCAAGATCACGACAAACGGCTCTGTTTTCTATATCGGCGGCGCACGCCTCGATGAAGGCATCGACTATGCGATCAACTCGCAAACACGGATCACGCTGACGCGCTCTTATCCAAAAAATACGCGTCTGACCGGCGCGCAAAACGAAGTCGCCGGCAGTGTCATCAATCCGCTGGATTCCTCGAAGAATCTCGCGGACGTGCAGAGCGCAGCGGTGGCGCGCAAGAATCTCAAGGCATCGGCTGCGCTCACCGGAACGCCGCAGAAGTGGCCGACGCTGGATTGTCCCGATTTCGCCGTGGTGCGAGACGGTTCGGCGCTGTCACGTTCGGTTTACCCCGAGCTGTTCGCCGTCCTTTGCCCATTCCGTACCGCCACCATCACGCAGAACGCGGCTGGCGCTGTCATCACGGGCCTGATGCGCACGAAAGACATGTGGGTAGGTATGCCGGTCGAGCATGCCGCTATCCCGGCAGGAGCGACGATTAAATCAATCGACGGTGCCGCCCAGGTGACCCTGTCGGTCAATTCGACCGCGACTGTCGCAGGCGCGTCTATCCAATTGTTTTTCCACGGCTACGGTAACGGCGGCAATGCGGCAACGTTTGGCGTCATGGATGATCGGGGCTTGTTCGACCGCGCCCTCGATAGCGGCGAGCGTGGCTATGAAAAATCGACGATCACCGGAACGACAAATTCGACGACGGCGGTAACCGGCATTGCCAGCACACGCGGCGCATTCATCGGTCAGCCTGTTTCCGGTCCTGGATTGCAAGCCGGCACGACCGTTGCCGGCATCACTGCGACCGGCGTCACATTGAGCCTGGCGGCGACAACCTCTGTCGCCGGCAACCTGCTGACATTCACCGGCGGCCAGGTCGGCAACGAGCGCGAGGATACCTCACAAGGCCACCGGCACCAGAACACGGTCAATCCTAGCTTCGGCTATCAACCAGGCGGCACCATCAACGACTTTCTTTACGCGCAGGGAACTGTAGGAACAGTCACCGCCGGAACAGCAGACCCGACGACAGACGGCCGCAACGGAGCGCCTCGCGTCGGACCAGAAAGCCGCCCTCGCTTCCGCGACTGGTTACCAATCATCATCATCTGAGGAAACTCATGAAAATTTTCAACTACAGCAATCTGAACGGCGAATTCATCAACGACGATGTCGCCCGCGAAAGCCCGCGCGAACCGGGTCAGCCCTTGATTCCAGCCTACGCCACTCCGGACGCGCCGCCCTCGGTCGCCGCCGGCTACGTCGCCGCCTTTCTCGATGACGCAGGCACCGTGGTCAGCGACTACCGCGCCGGCGCGTGGCGCGAGGTTAAGGATGAGCGCGGCGAATATTTCCGCACGGCCGATGCGCAGCCGGAATACCTGGCTGATATCGGCATTTCGCCCGCTGACCGTGGATTGACCGCCCTCGTCCCTCCTGAGAATGCGAAGTGGACGGGTAAAAAATGGAGCATCGACAAGGACCGAGTCAAGGCGCTGACTAACGCGAGTTTGCATGCGCAGATTGCGGCTATCGAACAGTCAGAGCAGCCGGCCGCGCAACGCAAGTTCGCGCTCGACGGCGACAATAGTGCAATGCGTGCCGTGCAAAACAAGATCGACGCATTAGCTGCACAAATTCAAGCATAGGAAATTCAACATGAGCACATTAGCCGACCTGGTTGCAGATGGAATAGGTATAGCCCGTGTGGTGGGACTTGTTGGGACGAACAACGTCGCCACACCGGCGAGCAAATTCGACCTCAATGCGGTCGCAGTAACTCTACGCAATCCCGATACGGGCCAGATTATCACCAAGCATCAACCTGGATCTCTTACCGTTGATGTGTCCTTGGCGGGGCCGTCCGCAGGTGGACGGGATCAAGCTGCGGCTTATGCTGCAACTGGCTTTCTCCACATTTTCTACATCTATAACCCGACCACGAAGTCGCTGCAATTGATTTGGAGTTCGTCAGCACTTGCTCCCAACTTGCCGGATGGCTATACGTTCTATTGCTTTGCCACGACCATACGGTATCAAGGGGCGAGCACCATTACCGCAATGGTTGTCACCGGTAGCAAAGTCTATTACTGCCTTCCAAGCGCCAGTATGCGGGTGCTCAGCAACGGCTCCACGGGAAGCCCTGCGGTCGTTTCCTGTTCGGCGTACACGCCGGCCAACCAAATTCGCACGATTTTCCGTTGCTTGCTTCAGATCAGTAGCGCGACGATTTTTAATGCTGGCATGGATATCTATCCGTTCGGTGCAATGGATGTAACGGTGATTCAGTTTGTCATCAATGTGGCGAACACTGCACAGCAAGGGACTGCCATTGTCGAGTTACCTCTCGACGCTGGGCAGACGTTCAAATACACCGTGTCGCAAGGTCAATCTGGCGGCGCTTACGTCGACGTAATTGGATACGTCGTTCCGAATGGGGATGTGTAAATGAAAAATTCATTTCGCGATTCACAGAGCAACGTTTTGAAGGCTTGGGGCTTCACAACGGAAAACCAACCTGGCGACCTCGTGCGTAATGAAGACGACGACTTCAACCTCGACCCGGGAAAGTGGAAATTGCAAGGGGCCGTTTGGGTGCCGCACGAGGATGCACAAGCCGACGAGGTACCGGCGTCTTTCTTCAACTGATCTTACAACTAACGATAGGGGCATTAAATGGCAACCGATTATCACCACGGCGTGCGCGTCATCGAAGTCAACGAGGGCTCGCGCCCGATCCGCACCATTGCGACAGCCGTCATCGGCCTAATTGCTACGGCCGAAGACGCGGACCCTGCCGTCTTCCCGCTGAATACGCCGGTTCTTATCACGAACGTCATCGCGGCACAGGCAAAGGCCGGCACAAAGGGTACGCTGCGCCGCGTGCTGGAGGTGTTCGCCGCTCAGACCAAACCGCTGACCGTCGTCGTCCGTGTCGCCGAAGGCGCGACCGAAGCCGAGACGACATCGAATGTCGTCGGCGGTGTTTCCGAAGACGGCAAGTATCTGGGTGCGAAAGCTCTGCTGGCCGCGCAAAGTAAGCTCGGCATCAAGCCCCGTATCCTGGGCGCTCCTGGTCTCGACACCCAGGCCGTCACAAACGCGCTCGCCAGCGTAGCGCAGTCGCTGCGCGGTTTCGTCTATGCGTTCGCGCATGACTGCGACAACATCGTCGCAGCGACGACCTATCGCGGTCAGTTCGGCCAGCGCGAAGTAATGATCATCTGGCCGAACTTCCTGTCGTGGGATACAACGGCCAGCGCCGACAAAGAAATGTCGGCAGTGGCCTATGCAATGGCGATGCGCGCCAAGATCGACGAAGAGACCGGTTGGCATAAGACCATCTCGAACGTCGTCATCAACGGCCCGACGGGTATCTCGAAAGACGTGTTTTGGGACTTGCAAGACCCAGCGACAGACGCCGGCGTGCTGAACGCGAAGGAAGTCACGACCCTGATTAATTCAAACGGTTATCGCTTCTGGGGCTCGCGTACCTGCGAGGTGCAAGGCGGCTTCTTCCCGTTCGAGAACTACACCCGCACGGCCCAGGTGTTGGCTGACACCATCGCCGAAGCGCACATGGACTACGTGGACAAGCCGTTGCATCCGTCGCTTGTCACCGACATGCTCGCCAGCATCAACGCCAAGTTCCGCGAACTGAAAGCCTTCGGCTACATCATCGACGGCGAAGCCTGGTACGACGAACAGTTCAACGACAAAGACACGTTGAAGGCCGGCAAGCTGACGATTGACTACAACTACACGCCGGTGCCGCCGCTGGAAAATCTGATGTTCCAGCAACGCATTACCGATAGCTACCTGGCCGATTTCGCCAGCCGCATTACAGCTTAATTCGGACCGGCTCCCGGTCGGCACCTTCGCCGGCCGGTAACGAACAAACATCGCAAGAGGAGATTTCAACATGGGTATGCCCAGCAAATTAAAGCTGTTCAATCTGTTCCTGGACGGCACCAGCTTCATCGGCGAAGTTCCCGAGGTCACATTGCCGAAACTGTCCCGCAAGATGGAAGAGTATCGTGCCGGTAGCATGACCGGCCCCGTGTCCGTTGACCTGGGCAATGAAGCGATTTCGCTGGAATGGACGGCCGGCGGCCTGATCGTCGAGGCGCTGAAAAAGTACGGTGCGAAGAAGCATAACGCCGTGCAGGTGCGTTTCGCCGGCGGTTATCAGAACGACGACACCGGCAAGGTCGATGCGGTCGAGATTGTTGTCGGCGGCCGCTACAAAGAAGTGGACATGGGCAACGCAAAGGCGGGCGACGACACGAATCAGAAATACACGATGCCGTGCAGCTACTACAAGCTGACCATCAATAACGAAGTCATCTACGAATTCGACTTCGTCGCCGGCGTCGAGAACATCGGCGGTGTCAGCCAGAACAGCGACTTGCTGAAAGCAATCGGCCTGTAATCTAGCCGGCCGTCGTAACGTAACAAAACACTCATTCACCACACAAAGGAAACACCATGTCCAAGCAAACCGAATCCAAACAAGAAACCGCAGTCATCGTCCTGGACGAGCCTATCGCACGCGGCAACACCGAAATCACCGAACTGATGATCCGTCGTCCGAAGGCCGGCGCGCTGCGTGGCGTCAGTCTGCTGGACGTGATGCAGATGAACGTCACGGCGCTGCAAGTCGTATTGCCACGCATCACTGAGCCGGCACTCACGCAATCAGATGTCGCAGGCATGGACCCGGCCGACCTGTTGCAGATCGGTACTGAGGTTTCCAATTTTTTGGCACCGAAGGCGGATCGCGCCATGGTCTCCCGCTCGAAGTAGAAGAAGCGATGGCAGACATCGCCGCCGTCTTTCATTGGATGCCGGCGGCGATGGACGAATTAGATGTCGAAGAGTTGATGACCTGGCGCGAGCGCGCCAGGGTGCGAAGCGGAGCGGAGTAAATGAGCAACGATCTAAAAATGCAGGTGATTCTGTCTCTCCAGGATCGCGTCCTCGGCCCTCTGAAAAAGATCACTGGCGGTTCCAATGAGACCGCCAGGGCTTTTAAGGCGGCGAGTGATCGCCTCAAAGAACTGGAATCGCAACAAAAGCGCTTGAACGAATTTCAATCGCTCAAGCGCGGCCTCAAGCAAACGTCTGTCGAGATGCAAGCCGCCGCCCAGCGCGCGCGCGATGTCGGCACGCAACTGGAACGCCTCAAAGCGGAAGCCGAGCCAGCGGCAAACGCGGTCAAACGACTGACTTCCGAGCAGAAGAAGGCGCAAGCCGTCGTCGACAAACTCAACGCATCCTACCGAACGAACCTCGAACGCAATCGCGAGATGGCGGCACGTCTTGGTGCGGCCGGCATCAATGTCAACAAGAAAGAGACGATCACGCTGGCGCAAACTTGGCTGCGCGATAGCATTGCGCTGACAAACGTCGAGCTCGACACCCAGCGCAAAAAGCTGGCTGCAGCGTCGCAGAAACAGCAGAACGTCGCCACCGCCCAGCATCGGGCCGACAAGTTGCGCAGCACTGCCGGCGGCATGGTTGCTGCTGGCGCAGGCGCTACCGCCACCGGCGCGGCAATGGGGGTTCCCCTGGTTGCGGGTCTGAAAGAAGCAAAGCACTATCAAACTGAATCCGGCCGTGTCGAGGCGCTGGGCCTGGACTCGCACGCGAACGCCGAGGCAATGGCCTTCGCGAAGCAAATGAAGACGTTCGGCACCAGCCAGCTCGACAACCTGCAATTGCTACGCGATGGCATCACTG